TCTGACAACGATCGTATCTGTATTTTCCCAGTTTTTCCTTAATTCAAGCAGATAGGCTTCAATCGCAGAATCTATATACGAAGAAAGACCATCATAACTATAACCCGTATCGTATGTGATTGTTGTACTAATGTTTACTGCAGTTTCAGAAGCAGCAATCACCTGTACGCGATGTCCGATCGGGGCAAATCCGTCTCCCTCTCCACTATTTACGATAGGATCAACAGCGGTTTGCGCTGCAACAACAACGCTTTCTGAAGGTGTTCTGTAATCCTGACCGATCACTGTAATCCTGATCTTGTCCGAAGGAGCAGATATGCGTTCCAATTTGCACCCATATATCCCGCTCAATTCTTTGATGCGACTTTTGTAATATTCGCGGTTCCCGGCAAAGCCCCGGTAATTATATGTTGCCAGCAGTCTTGCACGATATGTTTCCGTTTCCTCCTGATCTGTACCTTTCAGAGTACACTTGATGATTCTTCCCCACTCGAACCCATCTACATATTCAATCGGCTCCAAATCTCCTAAAATACCATTCGGATCGGTACCCGGAGTGTCGCATCCTAATCTATATGTATGCTCTTCCTCGCTGATCACATTGAATACTGTGTAATTGTATTCATCCAGATTCCAGCGTGATCCTGCCGTGACAGGACAGTTAAACTGCGCAGTGAATTCCGAATAGGTTGCCTGGTTAATATAGCAGCCCCTGTCATTTCCATTTCGAATGAGATGATCCAGATCCGCTGTATCTGTATACATATTTCGTTCCAGCCCATCCAGAAACAGATAGGCTTCTTCAAGTCGTACTGCCTGTTTAGCGCATGCATTAAATATCAGGCTGCCTTCCGATGTATCAATATCGTCAGGCATATCTTCCATCATTGTCCGCATAATCGTTTCGTATGTCATATCTTCAAACATCTATACTCACCTCCCCATCTCCAAGTTCTGTAATAAGCGAAAATGTAACAGTTACCTTTTCTTCAATCTTTACGCAAGAAAAGTTTTCAATCCCTGTGATATACGGATTTTCTGTTAAACATTCTTCCGTCATGCGTTCCAGTTCGGAATCTGTCAGCTCTGTCGAATAACTCTTTCCAATCAGGTCCTCGTATTCCTGTCCATAGTCTTCGGAATATATGTAATATCGGTATCTCGGTGTCTGCAACGCAAGCCATACCCACACGAGAAGTGCGTCGTATCCTTCGACGATTTTCCCGGAAAGCTGTCCGGTTTCAAAGTTAATCCCGTATTCCTTGGGGATATACAGGCTCTCTTCCTGTTCCTCTTCCTCTTCATTATCCACAAAAGGAAACATCATTCCGGAACCACCACCTTTGCAATCAGAATGTACTTTTCATGCCTGTCCAGTTTCAGGAGCAGCACTTCATCCCCTTCTTGCAAGATATTTCTTTTGTATTCTTCTAAAGTGCTGTTATGTTCGGAATCTGTCATATACTCTGCTGATTCCGGTTTCGAAGTATGCAAGAATACTTTCTTCGTCCGATCCAGACGTAAATTGCAATTGATCAAATAATCACTTTTATCAAGGATCATCGTGTCCATCCTGATTTTTCCGGAATCCATCATAATTCCCAGGCAAGGTACCGGGGCATTGTAGAAGCTTCCGGCTTTTCTCATCTGTTCTACAAATCTTTCATATGTATTTATAGCCCTTTGTATCTTCCTCCGTTAATAATAGTCGTTACCCTTTGACCTCTCCATTTATCCACGTTTGGAAATCCATACACCATCGATTCCCATTCAATTACGTCTGCCTTTCCGCCTCCGAGGTCGTGTCCCCATTCTGTGTAATTGCTGTCGCCTGGGTTCTTCTCATCTGCGATCATGCAATTTATTCTTGTTCCGTTTGCCAGTACCACGCATACAATATCTCCTACTTGTCCAAATTTCTGTGTTACAGCAATCAGATAATAACCATCTATGGTTGCTATGTTTTCAGGGCTTCCAGTCTTTCCTTTTTGTCCCCATATTTCAGAAATTCTTCTTTGCGTCGTTCCTGCATTCCATCTTCCGTAAAATTGTGGATAGCAAGTGTAGTTGCCGGTAATCCCTGTCTGCGGGACGGACGATGGAATATTTACAGTTGTTCCGGATATTGCTGTACCGCTTCCAACTGATATTGTTGTAACAGGATAGTCAATGTAACAAAATCCATATACGTCATTTCTTCGATTTCCATACCGCTTTCGTGCTGCAAGTCCGCCTGTTGCACCGCTTGTATTTCCC